AAGTTCGATGCAGTATGGCGTAACGCTAAGACGGATGTTTACTAAGGAGCAGAATGGTATACAACAAAAAACAAACGCCAGTAGGTAGAATGGCTATCCCTAATCGGGATGGTAAGACATCGACAGATGTATATATAGATAAGAAGGGGAGCATCATAGATGACCCTCCTAGTTGGGTAAATGAAAACAGAAAAAGGCAAAGCAAAGTGGGGCGGTCGATGGTTATGACTGTCCCTGACTTGCCGTGGATGAAAAAAAAGGAGCAAAAAGATGGTTAAGTTAAGTGACATCGCAAGGGGTACGGAAGAATTAAAGCTACCGATAACTGGAATTACAGTGGTCTTCTATGACTGCCTGTTGGTTGCAGACAAGAAAAAGATAGAGAAAATCTATGCTGACGCTTCGGCTTCACTTCCAAAAGACCATGACTTAAAGGGTGCTAAAGATAAAGAATTTAAAGTAGAAATCAGTTTAAAAGCTTACACAAAATCACGAGACGTAACGGCTGGGCTGATTATAAAGGAATGGGACTTAACAGATGACGATGGTAAGGCATTACCGTTCTCTGAAAAGACCGTAGACCTTATTCCTGACGACGATTACAAAGCGATTAACTTAAAGATAAATGAAATCATAGGGGCAAGTTCTGTTGATGATGAAGAAAAAAAGGATGGATGATTGAGCTTGTCCATGTTTTTAAATCGGACAAGCCTAGAACGATACCGGAGGCGTTTGCCGAGGTAGCTTTATGCGAGCAGCTTAACTGTTTGTATACCGATTTAATGGAGCAGCCTCAGTGGTGGATAGACAGAAGAATCATTTGGCTAAAGGCTCGGATTGCAGCTCAAGGAATAAAGACGGCTACAAGAGAACTTAAAGAGAATCATAATAAGGAAGAGTAGTGGCTAACAAAAAAGTCAAAGTCGTAATATCGGCGGATGATAAATTCTCAAAAAAACTAAATAAGATGGGGAAAGAGGCTCAGCAGTTTAATAAAAAGCTGACTAAGACCGGCAAGACCATGACAAAGTTTATAACCCTTCCCATCCTAGCACTAGGGGTTGCTTCGATTAAAGCGGCCTCTGACTTTGAGAGTTCTTTCACTGGTGTCCGTAAGACTGTCAACGCTACTGAAAAAGAGTTTGCTCAGTTCTCTAGCCAGCTACGAAAGATGGCTACTCAAATCCCTATCAATGTAAATGAATTGAACGGGATAGCCGAGGCTGCTGGTCAATTAGGAATCCAGAATGAAAACTTAATTGGATTCACGAAGGTCATGGCAAATTTAGGCGTGACGACAAATCTGTCCGCTGATGAAGCGGCGACCTCGCTGGCACGGTTTGCAAACATAACTGGATTATCGCAAAAAAAGTTTGAAAACTTAGGCTCGGCAATAGTATCTCTTGGTAACAATTTTGCAACTACAGAAAAAGAAATCGTTGAGATGGGCTTACGGCTTGCGGGCGCTGGTACAACAATAGGACTAGCAGAAACAGACATACTAGGCTTATCAACTGCTATGAGTTCGGTAGGTATTAGGGCTGAGGCTGGTGGCTCCGCTTTTAGCAAAGTAATGATTGAGATAGCTAAGGCAGCAGCAAATGGTGAAAAGGGGGTCGCAGGGTTTGCTGAAGTGGCAGGTGTTTCGGCAAAGGAATTTATAGAACAGTGGAGAAGTGATCCTGCTAACGCTTTGCAAGGATTCATAAAAGGTCTTGGAGAAGTAAGCGAAGAAGGCGGGAACATGTTTTTAACCCTTGATAGTTTAGAGCTATCAGGGATAAGAGTAATAGATGTGCTAGGTAGAATGGCTAACAACAGTGAAATCTTAGCTGATGCTCTACAAATTTCAGAAACAGGGTTTAGTGAAAACAAAGCATTAGCAGAAGAAGCAGCGTTACGATATAAAACATTCGCATCACAGGTGAAATTACTTACAGGAGAATTAAGAGATTTAGCCATTGATATAGGCCAAACATTGTTGCCTCCCATAAAAAGCACGATGAAAAGCATGAAGTCACTCACAAAAGTAGCTAAGAGCTTATCACCTGCTAGTAAGGCAGTAGCAAAAACACTATTAGCAATAGCAGCAGCATCAGGGCCAGTAATTTTTGGGATTGGGAAAATAAGAGCTGCACAATTAGCGTTAGCAGAAAGCACAACAGCGACAACGGTGGCATTGAAAGCACAAAGATTGGTCTTGTTATCTTATGTCGCTGTTGCTGCTCAAGCCGTTACTTTAATTGAAAAATTAACGCAAAGCACCGAAGAAGCAAACGAGGAATGGAAACAATTTGATAATTCCATGCGAGGAGTAAGCCAGGCACAAAGGCTTTGGACGGTAGCCGTAAATACTTTTATACCATCATTCATAAGACAAAAAGAAGAAGTAAAGTCAACAACAGACGGAATAGTTGATATGGCTTTATCTATAACTGAAACTTCGATAGCTATTGAACAAGACATGACACCAGCCGTAAAAGAAAGTGCAGCAGCTTTAGAGGATTTTCAACTAGAAGCAATAGCCGCAGTTACAGGCATAGGGTTAAGCGCCGACCTTTACGATGAGATAACAAGAAGAATTATGGCAAGCAATGAAGATCAAATAAAATCATTTGACGAAGCTAGAGAGAATTTATTTAGTTTTGCAGGCGTGTTTGCTGAAATGGTAGACCTCGTAGATCTTAGTTATGACAAACTAATAACATTACTTACAGATCGTTTAGTAGCAATGCGAGAGTGGTCAGCTAATATGCAGATAATTTCTAGCATAGTAGGCGAAGAAATGACTAAAGACCTTGAAGACCTTGGTCTAGCAGGTGCAGAACTAGTGAAAGAATTAGCCGACAATGCAGAAAAGTTAAAAGAGCCCGGTGGTTTTGTAGAACTAATGGAGGAAGGCTCAGAGTTGGCAGGCGCAGGATTTGTAAATCGGTTGGTAGAAAAGGAATCAGAAGCTGAGGAGGCAGCTAGGGTATTAGCAGAAAAAACCGCAGAAGCAGCACGAAATAAGCTTAAATTTGGCATGCGTAGAGCAGGTTTAGAAGGTGGCGAAACATTACAGACAGCGTTGAGAACTATTTTATCAAGCGAATTTCCAGGAGTAGCTTCTGCCGCAACTTCTTTAGGTAAGAGAGTTAGGGATAGAGTATTGGCAGGACTCACGGGCGTTACACCAGCAGGGCCAGCTGCCCCAGGAACTAATTTCCCAACAGGTCCAGAACCTCCAAGTGCTGGAGTAGTAAAGGTAGGGCCAAGTACTCCAGAATTAGGGCCAGCACTTCCTCTAGGGCCTCCTCAAGCTAGAGGCGGTTTAGTAGCCCACGGTCTATTTGAACTCGGAGAAAAGGGCCGTGAACTCGTCATCCCCAACAACATATTAAGCTTCTTCCAAAAGTCAGGTATTCCAGTAGCAGGCGCTAATAATGGCGGTTCAGTAACCAACAATTCACCTATTCAAATCATAAACAACTTCGGCCCCGACTCAGTTAGAAAGGACTCCGACATCGAATCAATATCTAACAGGGTTATATCTAAACTAGGCAGGCAAAACGAGGTTTCACTAGCGGGGTTATTCTAATGGCACTAGACATATTCTTTAACGGCAATCCCTTACAAACTGAGGAAATAATAATAGAGCGGTTCGAGGAAAGAAGTTCTCCACCTAAGGACATACTTGATTTAGAGCTTGCTCATAAGGACGGTAGCAGGGTAGTCAATATAACCGAGAAGCCTAAAGTTATCAGGATGGTAGGTAGTTTAATTACTCCCACTATCTCAGGGTTTCTAGGGCTTACAGATGAGTTTAAAAAGATACTCTCGGAGCAGGAAAAGAAGTTAAAGATTATCGACCATAAAGTTATGTCGTTAGATACTGACCATGACATAGGCTCTGCTACTGGCAATATAGACGCTAACACATGGCATGCTCAAGGGATTACTCCTAAGTGGTCAGGCAACGGTTTTGATTTTAGTTTCTGGATAAGAGATAACAATAATACGTCAAATGCTTTCATTCATCTTAGACCTGATAATGCAGACGAACCTACGAGTGGGGCTTCTCAAGACATAGAATCATTCACCTTAGATAAAGACGACTTCGGTGATTCGTTCACCAAGGTAACGCTTAACTTCAACGCTGCTCTAACGGCTGGCATAAAGTATTGGATAGTCGTAGCCACTGGCGGAACTGGCGATTGGGACGTAGAAACTGAATCAACTGGGACTTACTCGGGCGGTGCTATGTCTGTATCACCAGACGGAGGCCTTGCTTGGACTACTGGCAGTGACGATATGCAATTCCAATTATCTGTAAATAAAGCGGAAACTAGAGAGTGGACTGCTAGTGTTCTAGGTGAAATCAAGATACCGCATGAGCATTGGAGTACAACCTATTCACCTTTTGAAGTCAGCATGTATGCAGCCGACCCATACGCAAAAGATACAGGGTTTACAACCTTCTCAGGGACTTCACTCTCAGGATTGTTTCAGGACACTGTGGTTACGTTCTCAGGCACGAAAGAGCCGCTACCCATCATAGATTATGCGATTACAACGCTAGGCGGTATAACGGGAATATCACTAACTAATCAAGTTAATAATCAGACTATAATTGTAAGCACGGCATATAACAACGGCGATGTACTTTCTTTTGATACCGCTCAAGTGAAAACCTTTTTAAACAACTCAGAGATAATATACTCTGGCATGTTTCCTGATTTCGCTCTCGGCTCCAACACTATCAGGTCATCATTTACAACAACGGGAACTCAGCTAATAGACCAGTCTCAAGAAGATAGGAATACTCTCTGGGGTGTAATAGGAAACACGTGGGCAGCTACGAGTTTTCAACCAGCGATTACGGGCGAAAGACCTAAGACATCAGTTTTAATAGCTGGTCATATTGCCGTTACTAATAATATTACCGTGGAAATACAAGGGGATAGTGCTGGCGACCCTGACGGTGTAGCAATAGGAAGCATCGCCACAGTTCAAGCTGGTAGCATTTCTAACTCCTTTAGTTGGGTGGACTTTGATTATGGAACTTTCCCAAGCTTAACAAGTGGAGTGACCTATTGGATAGTCTACAAAGCGTCAGATGTTCCAGGGCAAGACCCTAGTGATGGTTTCTACAGCATAGGCTATCAGAGCGGTACAAACCCATACGCTAACGGAGAATTTAAAACCTCTCTGAATGCTGGGGCTACTTGGCAAGTCCCTCTTAATTCTGATGGTACGTTTAGAGATTATGTAAGCGAAGCCCCACCGTCTCATACTTTTAACCAGACAATCAGCTATAAAAGGCGCTGGCGATAATGGCTACCAGAAAATCTTTTGAGTACAAAGTATTCGATATCAACTATACATATATAACAGCGTGGGATGACGCTACTTTCGACTCATTTAATGCGGTGCTTGATGGGGGATTAGGAAATCTAACCATAACTCTCGCTCGTAAGTTCGCAGACTTTGATGAAGGAGTAAGCGTCAAGGAATCAAACATCGTGGAGATATGGGTTAAAGACCAAGACACGCCAGCAACTAGAATATACTCAGGCGTTATCACTGCCTATGCTCCGCTGATAGATGGCAGGCTAGAGGAAGTCGAAGTCTTTTGTTTAGGCTTTTTAAATGTTTATGCGGTTGTGCCTTATAAGAATGGAACGGCTACAACGATTGTTCAAAATAGCGTAGACCCTACAAACATCGTTAAAGATGTAGTGGACAGAGTTTCAGCTGAATTTCCAAGTGACGCTCTCGCTACGAGGATTGCATACAACGCTACTTCAATACCTAGCAATACTGGCACTACTGTTTCCTATACGTTCAATGCTGATATGGCACTAGAGGCTTTAATAAGGGCGCAAGATTTAGCACCCGATGGATGGCATTACTATCTAGGTGGCGACAATCTACTTCAATTTAAACAAACTGCTAGTCAGCCGAAACATCAATTCATATTCGGGCGTGACTTTAAAAAGATACAGGTCTTTAAGAATGTGGAGAACGTGAGGAACAGCTTAATATTTTGGAATGGCAGGGATAACGACGATGGTGAGTTGATATCAAAACTCTATACCGATACAGACTCAATAACCAGCTTCGGTAATCGTTGGGAGAAATCCACAGACGGCAGGGTAAAAATAGAGGGAACGGCTGACACTTTAGGAACAGCGTTTGTAAATGCGAATAAGGACTTAGATATTAGGACTACCGTAGAAATATTAGACACCTCGGTAGACGGCTCGATAGGTTACAACATCGAATCAATAATCTGTGGTGATACTTGCACCTTCTTAAACCTTCCGTCAGCTACATCTAAAACCTTTAATTATAATATGCTAGTCGTTTCAGTTGACTATCATAAATCGTTTGTACGATTAGAGATTGAAAGCAAGACTAATAACACAGCTAGAAATCTTGCTAGCATAAAACGGCAATTAAACAATCAAGATTACGGAGAAGGGCAACCGGCTTATACGACATGAGCATCATAGGAATAAATTGCGATACGGTAGACGGACACCATGCAAGGGAAATGCTTGCTAGCACTCAAAGATGGAGCGGAGATATTGCTGACACGACAGTAGGCAGTGTCTCTAGTTTTGAGACCAACGCAGCTCTTACAGGCTCTACATGGGTTCCGGCTCAAGCAGGTAGGCTAGATGCTTTTGTAGGGTGCGAACTTGTATTGCCTGATAGTTCAGCGCAAGTGAGAGGCAGGATAAGACTTGAGAACGTGACGGATGCAACAGATCAGTTCAGCCAGACACCTGAACAGAAAGTAACAGCTGCCGGTGATAGCGTTTCATATTTTATTAGAAAAGATGACTTTAGCCTTATATCAGGCAAGACTTATCAATTATCTTTTCAGGTTCAACAGACTGGCTCAGTCCAAAACGTAGGAGTATTTGAGGGAACTTTAACAGGCAGAGAGTATGCGACCGAGTAAGCAATAAGAAATTAACAAAGGGGAGTAATGGGAGAGGATAGACGAACGGAAGGCGAAGCATTAGTAGCCCTTCAAGTTAGAATGGACGGCTTAGAGGAATCTCAAGGAGAGATGAAAGGAACATTGAAAGAGCTTATGGATAAAGTAAATAATCGAGTACCCGTCTGGGTCATGGTAGTGATTAGTCTTCTTGCTAGCACTACAACTTGGTTTGCTAAAGGGTAATTATGATATTTCCTATTGATATACGTTATATAAAATCATGCAAGGATACGGCTTATGCTAGCGATAATGGTGCTGATATATCCTGCCCCAAAGGTACTCCAATAGTCGCAATCGCTGATGGCACTATTATTTATTCTGAACATGGACATGCGAAAAGCTATCCTGGCTTTGAGGCCGTTGATACAAGATATTCTATTCGATTTAAACTAGATACTCCTATTCAAGGATTTCCAGAAGTTTTTTATACACACCTGTCGAAACTTGCATTTACAGAACATAACTACGGAAGGCGAGTGAGGCAGGGCGAATATTTAGGGGAAACTGGCGTAGCGAGAGGTAATAAACACTTACATATTTCCTTGTATTATGGTCAGCAATTTATGCCTCCCTTCGTGTTAAGGGATTTTCTTTGGAAAGAAGTATTGCCCGAACAATTAAATAAAAAGAGAGATAATAGCATCGTAGAAACGGAGGACGAGATGGCATTTAAAGAAGCGTTTGCGTTAATGGACAACCACCGCAAAGTTAATTTCAGAATAGATATTACTAACGGCTGGGGAGTGTCTAAAGAACTTTCGAGAGGCGGAAAAGAAAACGCATGGTATGAATCGAAAGCACAGACTAAACATTTCCCAGGGGGGAAACTAGAACAGATACCGCCCGATACTGACAATAGTATTCGTGTCCAAACAGTTGATGGAAAAATATTAGCTAGCTCACCTAAAAAGTTCGGACAAGTTAAGCACATAGTTGACGGAAGTATTTTCATTAAACAGTCCGGCTTACTAAATAAAAAGACCTATCTATATCTGAGCTATATATATGAACTCTAGAACTCTAGGTTTGGTGGGTGGTCGGGTCTGCTCCACTTGGCCACCCACCATTTATATAAAAATTACTGTCGATAAACCGAAGGGAGGGAAAATGTTACCAGAATCATTGTTATCTCAAGCAGCCGTTTTGACTACGGCGATATGGGTTATAACTCAATTCTTGCGGAAGTTTCCCATTATCGACGAAGCTTTTGAGAAAGTCTCTGGCGAAACCGTTGCTCTCGTCGCTACTTTTGTCGTAGGTATAACGGCAATCGTCACGGGTGAATTATCGCTTACTGTTGAAACCGTAACGCTACTAATCGGCGCAAGTATTTCATCTCAAGTCGTACATGATAAAGCTCTAAATAAAATAAACGCACTGTAGAATATAAAGGCTCGGCTAGTAAAATAGTCGGGCTTTCTGCTTGTAAAGTTAAACCATTGTGATACCATTTAAACCTATTAGATTAAGCTCTACGGATAGAGAGGGGTGTTTAGCTACAACCATATCAAGGCTATACTGTTTGATTGATAGACAAAGAACTTGCTGGTTATGACTATAAGAAAAGTGAGGAAAAATGAACAGAAATTTAAAGGACTTTTTGATTACATCGGCTGCAATTATCGCAGGGTTAGGGTTAATAGTATCGCTAACTTATATGCCCGAACCGACAAAGCCGAAAGTTAAGGAAGCATTTTTAGAAACCACCGTTACTATCGAAGCAACTGCCACGATTGAAGAAACTATTACAGTGTCACGAGGTGTTACGAGAACGCCGGAACCTACGCCAACACCCAAGCCAGCATCAACTATCGTTACAACTAAACCTCACGTCACCAAAGTAGAGGCAGTGGATAGACTTAATAGAGCATTAGCAGGCTCACCGATGGCTGGATATGAAGATACGTTTTATGAGTATGCAAATAAGTTTAATCTTGACTGGCGGTTATCCGCAGGAATCGCAAAAATAGAATCAGGCTATGGCAGGCAAACACCAGGAGGCTTTAATGCTTGGGGAATGACTTGCGGTTGCTCTACTTATCGTATCGGTTGCGGTACGGTTCAAGGTATTAGCTGGGATAGATACCCTAATTGGGGAACTGCGATTTTAGCTCATAACGATTATATATTTAGAAAGTGGGGTTCAAATGCTGGGCCTTACAATATGAGAGGTTATGCAACTAGTCCAACTTGGCCTAGTAAAGTTAATTCTGCTATGAACTCTATATGATATAATCTAATCTCGGGCGGACGCTCACTTTCAAGTGGGTTTGTGTACCAAGGGAATTAGCTCTCTTAATTGGGGGCTTTTTCTTTGTGCTATATTAGCCATGTCGTTTCACAATAATTGATGTTAACTATTTCTAATATTTGGAGTATTTAAAGCACGCTCTATATCCCATCCACGATATAAACGCTTGTTTAATGTTTTGTATTCAACAGCACTTTTTTCTTTAAGATCATATAGTTTAGTATTTTTACCTTTATAGGAAACGATAATATTATTTCTTCTATTACTAGATTGTTCAGATTTTAATAACCATTTACAATTTTCTTTATTATATCCCTTATTAACATCTATTCTCTCAATGCTATATTCATCAGATGGTTTTTTACCCATATCATTATAGAAGTTTATAAACTTATGCCAATTTTTACAAACCTCTATACCTCTACCACCATAATTATTATATGCATAGTAGTTTTTGTTATGGCATCTTGTCATCATATATTTCCACGTTTTATATTCTTTTGTTTTACTCATTCCATGAGTTTTGTGTGCTTTTGATATAATTTCACGTTGAAGGCAGCCACATGATTTTGAGGTTCCTTGTATTAAACTTTGTTTTCTAACAATCCTTTCATTGCTGCAGTCACATTTGCATAAAAAAAAATGATCTTCTTTAGCAGGGTATTTAACACCGTGCATTCTTTTGATAACTGTATACCTACCAAACTTTTTATTTTCCATTACAACCTTTCTTATTCCAATATTATATAAGTTAGCATAACATACACCGAAAAAATATCCTAAATAAATATAGATAAGTGGTTGACAATAAAACCAGCTTGATATAACGTAGCTCTTGTCAGTGTGACGGCTTAATTGACAAATATCGAAACCCTCTTCGGAGGGTATAGCGGAGATGACCTACCGCTACTGATGAGAGAGGTCGCAGCGAGGGAGGAACATGATAGCAGAAATAGGAAATGTATTATTAGTAACGGTAGCGTTTATAGCTTTCTTTGCTTTTATAATTATGGAAATAGTATGGACAGCTACCGCAACAAATTATAATGATGGTGGAGATGGAATCGGATATATCTTCTCATTTTTCATTTACTTAGGTTTCCTAGTAGCAATGAGTAATGAAAACTATCCTTGGTTGCCACCACCAGAAAGAAATCCTATTATCGAATGGGAAATACTTATCGTATCGTCATTTCCATTTGTTGCTTTTGGTATAGCTATTGTCGGTGTCATGGGAACAGGCTTAATCTACCCAATAGTTCAAACTATTAGAGAGCGAAAGGTTAATGCAGTCTTTTTATCATGGATAGTGATAATTCCTATTATTTTATTTAGCTATGGTAAATGGTTAGGAGTTTAAAATGAACTTGATTAAAGTCCGCAAACCCCTAAGACACAGAAAGATAAACCGTTCATGTTCGGGTAGGCTCGTACCAACTAAAGGTAATTCCCTAGCTTGCCTAGAATGTAAGTGGATACTAGACAGGAGTCAGGTAGAGGGTAAGGGGTATGACTTCGAGGCAGCGGTTAGGGCAGGGATTAGGTATCAGGAGGGACGAAACAAGAAGTATATAGCTTGACTTCTCAACCACTTTGACAGTATAATAAACCAAACGGAAAGGGGCATGATGGCAAAACCGAAGAAAGAGTTAGTAGCTAGGAGCATACGGTACGAGCCTAGAGTTGACGAGGGGCTAAAGATTTTAGCGGATAGGGATAACCGCAGCGTTAATCAATATGTCGTTACATTACTAAAGAAAGACGTAGCAGCTAATCGTAAGTATATCGACCAAGTTAAGGGGGCGTAGTGAAAATAGAGCATGACGAAGATATGGCATCAGATAGAGAATGTACTTATTGCGACGATAGTTTATCTAGTAAAGGCTATTTGAAATTAAATTCTTATGGGGATAGCCGAGATGTTTGCGATGCCTGCCTAATTAAAGTTCTTGATAATGCTCTAATCTTTAAGGGGGCGTAATGTACTACCGAGAAATTGATATAGGGGTAATAGTTTTTCTATTCGCTATCAGGTATTTAATCAACAAGGCAGTTAAGAAATGGAGGAGCGTATGAGCAAGTTTAATGTAGGGCAGAGGGTAAGAACTGACAGAGGAGATATCCGTACTATTGAGAAAATTAAGGCTGATGGAATATATGCTTGCAAAGGTGAGGCCGGAACCTATACGGATAGTTATTTGTCGCCCCTCTCCATCGAAGATGTCCAGACAGGGGATATTGTAACACTTACAAACAGAGGCATAACTGAATATGTCGGTATATTATTTGCTAGTGAATATTTCATAGTAGAAGGATTAAATACTTCCAACCCTAAAGAAGCACTTAGTAGGCCAGCTAGAGCAAACAACCTTTCAAGAGCGCAATACATTGAAGAGGCTAAACGACAAAACTGGACTCTCTACCTCCCCGATGAAGTAGAAGAAGAGATGATAGAGATTAAGGGTAAGCCGTATTCAGTATCAACTATTGACTTAGCCCTAAAAGCTTATGTCAAATAACGAGCGAGTAACCAAACACGAGCAGTAAGGAGAGTAGTATGGATTTAAAAATGCTAGCCGAGCCATTCCCTAGCGAGGACATCGAGTGGAGGGCAGGGGCGTTAATGCCTAATGAGGATAAATGTCTTGCCCTTGCTTATGTAACCAACAGAGCGATTATGAACCGTTTAGATGAGGTTTGTGACCCTGATGGTTGGTCAAATAATTTCGAGGCGTGGAGAGCTAAGGGCGTTCTTTGTGGAATCACTATCTATTTCGATGGTGGTATTGGCAAAACTAAATATGATGGTGCTGACGAAAGCAATATAGAATCCACTAAAGGCGGTTTTTCAGACTCTATGAAACGTGCAGCGGTTCAATGGGGGATAGGTAGATATCTTTATAAGCTCCCCGCATATTGGGTTAAGTGTACAACCTACAATGTCGGTGGTAAGCGTAAAGTTGGTAAGCTACTAGAAACGCCTGCCTTGCCCGAGTGGGCTAGACCAGAGGGAGATACAACTAAATCAACATCAAGTCACGTTGCAAGCGATTCTAAGCCCTCTAGCGACAAGCCTAATCCATCTACTAAGAAGGTATCAGAGGGTCAACTAAAACGCCTATACGCTATCAGGATGCAAAAAGGTTTATCCGAAGAGGCGGTCAAGAAAAACCTCAAGCAGAAATGGAACTTTGATAAGGAGCTTGAAGAACTACCAGTCACCACCTACAACGAACTATGTGACGGTATGAACAAGATGGATGATAAAGGTACGGTTAAGGTAACGGAAACCCCGCCGGAAGGGGATAGCGCACCAATTAACTTAGAGGAGGATATCGAGTTTTAAGATGGAATATAAAATAATTGACGAGATAGACAGGCGAGCCATTGAAGAAACTCTTAAGCATTACGGTTTAGTGTGGGATGCGGAACTTTTATACGGAGTTAAAGACGTTGACCATATTTCTCAAAGCGATTTAAGGATGGTTAAGAAAAGTTATTTTTATCAGAATAGACTTTTAAATCTTAGAATGGCCGAAGTCGGGAAAATACTATCAGAGAAGTTTAATAAAGCATGTAAAAATGCAGCTAGGAATTTTGACAAGTTTGGACAAAAACTTAGAGAAAAGGGGAAATTATGAGCAAGAGAGGCCCGAAACCAGGTAGTGAGAAAGCAAAGCACGGCGGTAATGCAGTCAAAGAGAAATATGGCATCGGTTTTTATAGACAGATAGGTTCTAAAGGTGGTCAAGCTTTAAAGGCTAGCAGAGATTCAGACTACTTTAAGAACATCGGCAAAAAGGGTGGTACTCAAACCCTAATCAATAACGGCACGGAGTTTTTTGTAGAGATAGGCAAGAAGGGCGGACGACCGAGGAAGGGATAATATGGCTAAAAGAAAAACTATAGACCATGAAATGATGATAGCAACACAGGTAACCAATGTTTCAAGACATTTAAAAAAAGGCCCAACGATAACCATTGGATTAGACTTTCCAGATTATTTGCCGGGAACTAAACAAGAAGCTGAAATATTAGCTCAAAAGTTGATTGAGCAATTAGCAGATGGCCCAATAAAAATAAAAGGGTTATCTCTAAAATGGTTTGAGGATATCGAGGAGTCTTAGTGATGGCAAGAATAATATGTGATAACTGTGAGCAATTTATAGTTAAGGCTAAGGTATTACCGGATAGATTGATTCCCTACAAACGTAGATGCCCCATATGTGGCGAGCGAATAGAGGATATCCCAAGAGAAAGGGCTTTATGTGGGCGTACTAATAGCACCAGACGTTAAGGAGAAGGCAAGTGATATTCTGGTTAGGTTGGATAATGAAAACGTCCTGTGCGTCGATTGTCAGCTTGTATCGGTTACTCATAAGCATGGGGTTATATATTGCAAGCCTAAACCTCATGCTAATACGGGACTTAGGAAGATAGAGAAGCTGCCGACTAGGGTAGAGGGTTGCGATAGATTTAAAAATCATTGGGACGGCAAAACGATAGTCGCTCGTTTTATCAGGAACATGTCGTTAAACAGGGACGAACATACGAGGTGGGAGATATCTGACCAGCATGATAAAAAGATGCAGAGGGTTGTAGATAATCCTAAGGCTTATAGGTGTCCGCTGCTTCGGGAGATTTATATTGAGGGGGTGAGAATATAATGGAAGAGATAATTAAAGAACTAAAGGATTTAAAACTACAACAAAAATCAGGAGAGTTCACTGATGATCTACCTAGTGAAATTCACGGAAAGTATTTCGCAAATAAACCAGTTGCTGAGGGTTTGGATGTCGATAAGCATCGATGGTACGAGACAACCATAACGGTCTACAAGGTTGCTGAGGGTTTTATCGGAGTTCGTAGTTGTACTGATCTCTTCTCTGAAAGTATGGGCTATGACGATGTGCAGTGGGAGCCATGGTTTGGAGAGATGGTTGAGGTCAACATACCGACATATATAGTAAAAAAATAGGAGGTTAAGAAATGTATAAAAAGATTAGCGTAGTAATACTAAGTATCTTTATTATGCTCATAACTATGGGAGCAGAGGGCGGTTGCTTCGGTGATGAGGCAGACGTTGTATCGCATAACCTATCTAAAGACGCTGACCAGTTCAAGATAAACCGCAGAGCAGTGTTTTATAACGGTATCACAGGAGAATACATGCTAACGATGGAAGGAAGAATATCCATTGAAGATGAGGGACATCAACTAGAAGTAGTAGTTAAGGTTGGTGACGATGCTTATAAGAAACACTTTTTAGGGCTATCAGACAAAATAGGATATATTGTCGAACAACTAGAAACAGCTGATGTAGATAGATACAGATACAAAGTCATATTTAGACCGCAGCAAATCATACCTGACTATGATATAGATGTTGGTAGTGACGCTAACTAGTTGACAACCAAATAGGGTTAGTTTAAAATAGGTATAGCAACGGTACTTGAAAAGCTAACTTGTAACTAATAAAATAGAATTGCAAAAACCACCACCTTCTGTATCGTTGCTGAACAGCCGGTGGTTTTTGCATATATTGAAAGGTTGTTATGAGAAATGATGAGTATATCAACATTAAAATGGGTGTAGACGGCAATATATTTGGTCTCGAATATCATTCAATGACACTAGAAAAACAGAAAGAGTTACACGATACGTTTAATAGATTTAGTAAGTTTCTAGAAAGATATAAATGGAATGAAAGTAATGTAGAAAAATAAAATGGCTAATAAGGGATGGGTTAAATATCACCGTCAAATTCTCGACAACAAACTAATCCAAGATCATAACTGTTTTATCTTGTTTAGTGGATTGCTTTTGTTGGTTGATAAAGATACAGGCGAGTATGATGCAGGTCGTTATCAGCTTGGTTTGATATTTAAAATGAATCCAAACACCGCTTATAAAGCGTTAAAAAGATTAGAGAAAAAGTGGAAAACGGTAACACTAATAAGTAACAACCAATACACACGCATTAAGGTGCTTAAATGGCATGATTACCAACAGGTCGGTAACACCATCGGTAACAACGCGGTAACAACGGGGGAACAACCAGATACCACTAAACAAGAATTAAGAATAGAGAATGAAGAAAAGAACATACATATTATTTTTGATTATTGGATTTCTAAAAACATTGTTAAGCATAAGGAATTTAGTGATGATATGAAAAAAGCAGCTATCAAAGTATTGTCAGTATTTAGCCTAGAAGAAATAAAAACATCAATTAACAATTATTCGATAGTTTTAAAATCTGATGGTTACTTTAAACATAAGTGGACGATTGAAGAATTTTTAATAGGCAGCGGAAAAGACAGAATACCGTTCGCCCATATAAAGAAGTTTTCTGACGAATCAAAACCACTTGATAATTTTAAAGGCGAGCCAAAACAAAAAGTCCGAGACGATATTGAAAGGTATACATAATGGAACACATGAGCAGAGATTTAGAAAGAAAAGTATTAGGTACGATAATCGAAGAGAACATAGATCAAGGGTTATTTGATTATAAATTAAAAGAAGATGACTTTTTCTTCCCTGAAAATAAAGACCTATTCAGAGCAATCAAGATAGTAACCCATAACGAAAACCCTATTGATATGGACTTTCTAAAAAAAGAAGGCATACCGGCATGGCAAATATCTGAGGCCATGCAATACAACAGCTTCAAGCATAACTTAAAGCCAAACGTCGAAGAATTAAAAGACTTATCATCTAGAAGAGCAATGAAAAGAGGCAGTCGAGAAATTATAGAAGTTTGCGATGAAGCGGGGAGCGATAAAACTAGAGAGCAACTACTAGAGTTTGCAATATCTCAATTTACCAAACTGGAAGAAAGGGAAACTCCGAGCAATGAAGTAACAGGTTTTGATATGTCGCAGATATTCGATGATATGCAAGACAAAATAAACAGGGGCGAAGATTTAGGGATAATGACGGGCTTTAAAGATATGGATGCGATAACAAAAGGCTTTAGAGGTGGTCAGCTAATCGTAATAGCTGGTAGGCCTAAGATGTCAAAAAGTTGCCTTGCCGCTAATTTTGCTTTATCCACTATCGACCGTGGATATGGCTGTCTATTTTTCTCGTTTGAATTAAGAGCAGATGAAATGGTGCATAGGTTTATGTCAATGATATCAGGAGTACCGCTCAATAAGCTTTACGAGGGGTATAGGGGCGAAGAAACGGATGCGGCAAAGGATAAGCTGTTTACTGATCTATTAACTTTAATAACTGGTAGGACGTTTACGATATCAGAATTAAAAGTTAGGGCTAAGTCAGTTAAGAACAAGATGGCGAAAAAAGGTCAAAAAATGGGAATGATAATTGTCGATTTATTAACCCACGTTAAAAGCGATAGAAAAGAAAACAGGCAACAAGAGGTAGCAGAGGTTAGTAGAGAGCTTAAACTACTAGCTCAAGAACTTGACGTACCTGTCGTCGCTGTATCTCAACTTAACAGGGATTTAGAGCATAGGAATAATCCGAGGCCGAAAATATCAGACCTGAGAGAATCAGGCAGCATTGAGCAGGACGCTGATAAAATTCTGCTAATGTATCGGCCAGAATATTATTTATCGCAGAAACCATTTCAAGATTTAACAAAGGAGGAAGCCGATATATTACATGACATGAAAGGCAAGTGTGAGATTAACATTGCAGCCCAACGTCAGGGAACCAACGGAATTGTGGAACTTGAGTTTGACGGTAAGTGCGTGAGGTTTAGGGACGTATGAAAGAAAAAGCATTCATAACCATATTAAAAAAAGCCCTTAATAAAAAAGGTGGCTGGTATTACAAGATACCCGACGTGGGATATGTGCCGGACAAACAACGCTTCTATCCTAAACGGCCTTTCGATATTATCTACGTTATTGACGGCGTACCATGTGCTATCGAGGCTAAAGTATTACGGCAGAAATCAGCGACTACCAAGCTATTACAGATACATCAGATAGACGCTTTAAGGGAGTTTAGAAACGCAGGAGGGATGTCTTATGTGGCTTTCAAATTGGCAAGGGGATATTCAGTTATTGAGTTTTCGGACTTCATTTCAAAAAAGAAATGGACGATAGATGAACTTATTGAGGGTAATTTAATCGAGAGAATAGGGGAGCGGTGATGAGGGAACTAAAGTTTCGGGCGTGGCACAAAGAAAGAAAAGTGATGCAAGGGGATGCGGAAGCTTGTCCAGATGACTCTTGGGGTGGGGACTCTTTTGGATATAATGTCTGCCTTAACTCTATTGTTAAGTTAGCTCAAGACCAGAATCAAATACTCATGCAATACACAGGACTTAAAGATAAGAACGGCAAAGAAATCTATGAAGGCGACATAATCAATTACAAACTAGAAGGATGGCAGCATTCAAAGTTGTCTATTGATAAGAATGTAAATGTCGTTTGGGGTAAGTATGGCTTTGTGTTAGACACAGATGACCCATATATAAAAATAAATCATGAAGAATGTTTTAATGCTGAGATAAGTATTGAAGTAATCGGCAACATCCATGAAAAGGAGCAGCGAAATGACTAAACAAGATTGCAACCACGAATGGATACCAGTACAGACAAGAAAGAAGTTTGAGTGGGAAACCTATTTTCATCAAGAGGTTGAAAGGAAGCAAATAAAAGAAATTGAAACCATATCAAAACTCTACTGCCCCAACTGCAACACCTATAAGGAGCTAGACAATGTTTAAAAGAAAGAAAGTAACTGGCGGTGAGTTAAGCAGTGACGCCTTTACGCAAAGAGTCAGAATAGCATTAAACGAAATAGACCGAGAAAAAAGACAACAGAAATTTGCAGATGAACACAATAAAGAGGAACGAAAGAAAGCAGAAAAAGAATTTGAAGAAATAGAAAAGGAAATCTTAGACCAGTTTTGCCCTGTCTTAAAAAAGAAATGTCGCCGTGATTGTCAAAGCTATGAACCACCAGAGATACACGGAAGCCATAACCATACTGTTTATGATAAAGGTTTTGAGATAAGACACGCTTACGGGTACTCAATAAGGTGTGGAGGCTGTCAAAACGATACAGTCATAAGGAGCAGAACTAATCGCTAGGCTAACCGCAGAACAAAAAAGAGTAAGGGAAGCTGTAGGGCAGAGAGTGATAGATAAATACGGCTATGAGTGTTGCGAGAACTGCCAGAGGAATAGACATTCTAATCTGACATACCGACACAAAGTTAATGCTAGTCAAGGTGGCCCATACACTGAGGACAACATTTTTTTATGGTGCTTACGCTGTCATGGCAACTTAGATCATGGATTAAACATAATCGAATATTGACAGACTGAGGTGATAAGCATTAAACTAATATCGAGTTACCAGACCTCATTAAAGACTGGAAATCATACTAGAGCCGCCCCTACAAAAGTAGGGTCTCTCTTGCTGCTAAGGAGCCGCTCCGCTTGGGGCGGTTTCCTTTATTCTAAATTGGGTATCAACTCAAAAGGCAACGAGAGGAAACCATGAGGCTTTATATTCGCAACAAAACACTTTATTTATTAACCGAAAAGAAATTCCCCGATGGATACAGGATAAGAGAACATAAACTAATAGCCATGAGGCTTGCGAGGTTCAATTCTAAGCGACACAAAGGGCGTGGCGAGCATATAGACATACGAAAGATATGAAACGTGATTCTAACGATTTTCAAATAAGAAAGAAAAAAGCTATTGACATGATAGCAAATTGGTGTAATCTTAAACCAAGCAGCAGAGGGAGAAACACATGACTAAAGACGAAAGACTAGCAAGAGATTTAATATTCGCAAGAAACACTATCAAAGATATTCACAAGGTAATGGAAAATTCTTACTACCAAGGATACCTAGCCGGACAAAACGCAAAGAGTAAACGGACTTCCGAGGAAATCAACAAAGCGGCAAAGTGGTATGTTTTGGATATTAGAAGTCAATCTCAAGTAGAAAGGGGTTAATGGTGGAGAAGTCAAACTGCAATATTTGTAAATCAAGATTTACATTTGATTCTTGTAAGCCTTGTTTAACGGGATTTATCAACACCTTAATAGATGAAGTAAGGGGGTTGAAAAGCCGTCACCATAGCCATGATTTTGGGGGTAAATATATCCACGCTAAAGACCTAATTGATACTAAAAAGATGGATATGTCAGATTTAAAGGGAGAGCCTACCACTAAACTGCCAACAATATATCAAGGTTGGGTTTGTGATGTATATTTTGGCAGTTTTTGTAAGTGTAACGAGTTAAATTGTGTTAAAAGCCAGAGAGATGAGTTTAACTGCCGACCTATTAAACTTCAAGAGGTCAAGTAATGCCACTACAAAGTAACTCTGAATACCAACACATCAACGAAACCGAAGCAGCCGACCACAAACAACACAAACACGACAAAGAACTTCTACAAGAGAGAATAGATAAAGACCAAGGGTTAGATAAAGGGGAGGAAGACAATGGGTGAAGAGTTTGTAATCAGTGAAGATGGTTTAAGAGAACACTTTGAAGTTATCAATAATCAAAGCATAAGGATAAAAACATTAGCAAGAGATAGAGAGTGCTTAATAGATATTCTTATTGATAAAGAAGGCTACGAGTTAAAAGAAATATCAAAAATACTTTCTGAGTATATAGATGAGAAAGGAAATGATGGCAGATAAAAATATTTACGATATGCAATTACACGAAACTATCACCGTTGGTTATTTATATATCACAAGAGTAGCAGGTGGCTGGCTTTACGGTAGCACTAATGAAGATGAATCAGCCCAGACTGTATTCGTGCCTTATCATAACGAGTTTCAAGATGGAGCGATGGGTAAATGACCCACACCAACCCCCTACAAGGGAGATGAAGAGATGAAGGTAACTTGTCCTATATGTGGTGAGATGGATTTAGAAAAACATTATATAGATAGCGACCAGGCTACACTAATACCGACAGTTTACGCTCCAACGATTGAGAAATATTTAGAGCTACACATAGAGTTGTTTGGAGAATCTTATGAGGAACTTTATGGAGAAAAACCAACGTCTGAACGTTTTAGAAAATGTATTGGAAAGTTCAGTCATTTCAGTATAGACGATGAGGGCAGCGAAGGGGTAGACGCTCATACCTTTATCGAGCCTATTGAGTATTGGACTGATAATTGATGACCCCCGAACAATCAGTAGTCAGTTTAGAGCTAGGTAGGGAGATGGAGAAGCGAAAGATATTGGTTGATAGTTATTGGCTATGGGGCTTGATGGGTCTTGAAGATGAAGATCCAAATAAGGGTTGGGAAGTTGTTGTCGATAACGACGATACTTTCGATAGTGGAATCTATAAATTCGTCCCTGCCCCTCAAACAGATGAACTACTAGCGGTGTTGCCTAACAGTATAACGACAGGTGGCTTTAAGTATTACTTTTCAATGATGAAAGATTGGGACGCTACTAAAAAAGAGCCTGCTTATATTGCCGGATATAACAAGTGGGAGAATACGCAGCTACAAAAAAGAGTAGACATAAGACCAGTAGATAGCCTAGCCAAGCTCTTAATATACCTCCACGACAACAACCTACTAGACCTCACAGCCAACTTACATGAGATAGAGGAACAAAGGGAGGGAAAGGAATGAGAACACCACAAGAATATGAGGCTATATGTAACGGAATAGGAAAGACATTTCAAGTTAGTAGTGCGTTAAGTTCTTTGTGTGACATAGATGATGAAAAAACTACAACTGATACTTATTTTGGGTTAAAGGCTTTAAAAGAATTAAATGTTATAGCAGACCAAAACCATAGAGCTGTTATAGATTTAATAGTTGGAAAAGGAAATGTTGAGTATGGAGACATAAAGATAATGAAACAGATATTCGGTAGTCAATTAAATGAATATCAAGAGCAATTAGTTGACTTAGGACAAGAAAATCTTGCAGCCACTGACAGAATAATAAGGGGATAGTAATGACTCTTAGCTACAAAGACTCAAGGGAGGAATAATGGAAACGATACTAACGATGATTGTCTTAGTTTTAATAACGCTAGTGACAGCTATGGCAATATTATTTGGTTGCATAATGGGGATAGCCTTAGACGATGAACGCAGAGAACAAGCAAGATGGCTAGTATGGCGTGGTAGATTTCCAAAGGAGAAGAAATGACTCTTAATTATGCAGACTCTTTAAAGCTCAAGGAAATCGGAATAGAGAACTTTATTTATGACCTTATTATTGAACTAGAGGGGAGAGCGAATGAGTGAGGAAAAAGCACAAAAGAGAATTGAGTTAAACGATACAGACCCTTTTATTGACTGTGATATTCCCTCTGTCTATCAAACATCGCCTTGCAGCAAACAGGTATTGCAATTAATAGAAGCTATGAAAGACTATCGGGCTGGTTTCTCCGACCTTAAAGCCCGACTAGAGATAGCAGGGGCGGAGAGGGATAAATACAAGACAGGGCTTGAAACAGTTAAGAGTAGTTTCTTTAAGCAGTTTGACCAAATAAAGACACCGAGAGAGGTTGCTATTTTATCTATGGCGTATATTACCAAGCTTTTAAAGGAGGGCGACCCTGACGCAGAGGATGAAGATTTAATATCCTACTTAGATGCAGGTGAAGATATTGAGTATAGGAAAAAGCGTCAAGAGCTTTTAAAGGAGGAACGATAGAGATGAAAACCATAAGAGTAAATATTCAAAACGGTCAAGATAGAGAAAATATGGTTAATGCGCTAGCTAATGCTGGATACAAGGTCTGTGTTGATAAAGTCGAAGATGAACGTCTTTTATATAATAACCATAGATATTACGTTTGTTTTGAACTAAAGGACTCTCAATGACCCCTCTTAATCAAATCATACAAGATAGTTTAGATAATGGGTGGGATATGTTTGGTTGGAAAGATCACGTTGAATATAAAGATTGGGATTGCTATTTCAGCTCAACAGATTATGAATCGCAAGATTGCTTTGAAATCTTATTACAGACACCAGGCAGTAAGATTGATTGGAAACAAGACTTTTCTTTATCCGATCTCATCTTCAATCATAATTTTATGAAAGCATTATATGGTGAGGAGTTAATACATTACGACATGAATCCCTATAAGCATTGTGGTGGTATTGTTTCAAATCCTGATGAAGGTATTAGTAAGTGTTTTAAATGTGGTGAAGAGGGTTTATTAAACGAAGAGCTAGTAGATGAGGCTTATCTAGTTCACGGTTACAAACTCTACGAAATCGAATCAGACACCGACCGCCTTAATTACCTTTTACAGAGTAGGGGAGCTTAGAGATGCCGGATATAACAAGGTGTTCAAACGGTAAAAATAAATTTACTGAATGTCAGAAAGCTGATAAGTGTTATCGCTGGACAGCTAAACCAACACCGCTAAATCAATCATATTCAAACTTTTACAGCCTACACGTTGAGGGCGAAGATTGCGAATACTATATACCTATTAAGGAGTAAGAGATGGAGAAGTTAACACCAAGACAATCATTGTGGGAAGAATTTGTAAAATTTAAAGAGGAACAGCAAGAACGACTTGTAGGATCAGCCGACCAAGAGGTTATATATGAGGGTTTGAAAGATGATGAAAGTTTATGTATCTGCACTAGCAAGGAAGTAAAGGGTTGGTGTCAAAGTACTAGCTGCCGACCTATACGATTACAGGTGATTGAATGAAAACCCGAAAGGTAAAATCATTAGAGAATCAAGTAAAGAGATGGCAAGAGAGATGTGAGAAGACAGAAGAGGCCGTTGAAACTCTTTACCAGAAATACGATAGGCTGCAAGAGAAGTATGAAAAACTGAAGGAGAGAGCTAACCGAGATTGACAACCACTAAACCAATATGACATCATTTAACTATGACGACTAAGGAGCAAACAGATAAGGAACTGCTAGAAGAGAAAAAGGGTTATTTCATATGCGGTCGCACAATAAAGAACGGAGAGAACAAAGGTAAACCCTGTGGTCGCAAGGCAGGATGGGGAACTAATAGAGTCGGAGAACAAGGCGTAGGATGTAAGCACCACGATGGTAAGTCTGTTGGAGAGGTAAGAACTACTGGCAAGTACAGCAAGCGATTTAGCAACACACGCATTAAAGCCATTATGGAAGAGATGGAAGAGAACCCCCACCCTACCGACTTAACAGACGAGCTAGCACTGCTTAGAGGTAAGCTTGCCTTGATAATTGAGAACTTAGATAAGTTTCCCGAGATAATAAGTAAGTTTGTGAGAGACGAGCAGTTTAGTCTTGATGAAGCAATCACATGGAGGCAAGCTATACCAACGATTACCAGCTCACGCCTCGAAGAATCAATCGCAAAGATAGCTAAGACCGAGCATGAAATAAAAGTAGGTATGAAGATGGTTATCGAAGTACCGCAGATAGAGGACTTTATGATAAGGGTAAGCAGAGAAATAGGTAATCATGTCAAAGACAAAACTACAAGACGAGCAATCGCAAGAGGAATCGAATCAATACCACTTCTCACAGATACTAAGTGACACTCTCTTAGGCTTAGACGCACCGCTAGGACATCAAGAGGAATGGGATAGATGGTCTCTCAGCCCTATCGAGTTTATCCGTGATACCGTAAAGATATTCGACCCTAACAGTTTGCCCTCGATGTTTCGCTTTGAACTGTACGACTTCCAAGAATACGCAATCAATGAAACCATGACCATTGAAATAACCGCTGATGGTAGAAGAGTTTACATTGAAAACGTCATGTGGGAGAAATCTCGACAGATGGGTATGTCATGGACTGGTATGGCTATTCAGTTATGGGGATTACTATTCGATAGTGGCTGGGCTTCTTTAAATCAGAACCGCAAGGAATCAAAGGTAGATGATGGAGGCGAGGGCAGTACCACAGACTCTTTAATGGGTAAACTTCGTTTCATGTATGACAACCTCCCTGAATGGATAAAAGACTTCGCGCCGGTATCGTTTAAGTTTCTCGAAGCTAGAAATAGAAGGACTGGTGCATTCGTACACGGTGAATCAGCTAACGTCAATTCAGGGCGTGGCGGTACTTATAAGATGGTATTCCAAGATGAGGATGCTTTTATCCCTGCTAGTGAGATAGTATTCGCAGCAGTACGTCATGGCTGTAAGAGGGGGATTGTTAAGAACTCGACACCTAACGGTAAGGGTAATTGCTTTTATCGTATTAAGCAGTTAGAGAATACGACATTTAAGAAGCTACGTTTCCACTGGTCGCAACATCCTGTCTTTGGACATGAGCAAAGTACGCTAGAAGGAAAGATAACTAGCCCGTGGTATGAAGTCCAATGCTCAGACATGACAGTAGAGGATATAGCGCAAGAGCTAGATATCAGTTATGACAAGTCAGTACAGGCAAGAGTGTTTCCAGAGTTCAGCCAAGAGCAGAACGTACTTAGAGATCCATTTCAAAAGGCTTATGACCCTGAAAGAGAACTGCACCTAGACTTTGATTATGGAGTCAGTGACCCTACATCAGTTGGATTCATGCAGATGTATGATGACACAATGGTATACATAGCAGAGTATGAATCAAGCGGTATCGTATCAGTCCATGTAGAAGCCATAAAGGGCATTTTAAGCAGCATAGGCTATACAGGCAGGCATGAGGATTTAGTATGTCATGGTGACCCGTCAGGCTCAAACACAGACCCTATCACCGGAACCAGTGTAGTTGCGGAATACGGGGAAGCTGGTATAATAATAAACCACGAACAAACCGGAGTGAAAGCCGGTATTGATAAAGTAAGAGTGAGGCTCAAGCAGCGAAAGATATTAGTCAATGAATCATGCCTCCATACTATTAACTGTTTTGAAAATTGCAGATGGAAAACGGATAAGGCAGGAGGTGTCGTACCTGGACAAACAAAGTATTTGCATGACTGGACTTCACACGCAATGGACAGGATAAGATACAAGGTAATGATATTATTCCCGACCGAGGATAACAGCGAGGATGCTTTCTTACAATTTATGAGGGAAGAGGTCGAAGCTGGGGCTATCAATCCAGGGAGATTACAGGAGACGATGCTAGAGGGATTGGAGGAATAAGTGTCTTTTTTTAAAAAGGTCTTTTGTTGGCATAAATATCAACGCATAAATATGAGCATGGGCTTTTATAAAGACATCAGAACAGATCGTTGTATCTATTGTGGGAAAGAAAGACAGAGGTACGTCAAATGGTAATGGGGAAAGGAGCAAAAGATGGCAGGATGCGCAGTTAGCATAATAGGAATTATTACGGTTTGGTGGTTATTGTTCGGTGGCGGAGCTTCTAAAGTTATTGACCTATTAAATAAGTTGACTAGTTAAGATGCCAACAGGGAACTATTAGCATAAGGGAGGAAAGATGGGCGAAGGATTAAGTGCAATGCTAGAGGCTATGCTTGGCAACGGTGATAAAGAAAAGGGTGTTTATGAGCATAACTTTAAGGGTTATAGGGGCAAGGATGATGGCGTAAAGACATGTTTTTGTATTGGCAAGGAGTGCAAAGATTCTAGCTGTCCACTAAGCGGTGCTTATAAGTCTTGCGATTGTTGCGGTAAGTAGATGCCAACATACGAATACACCTGTGAGAACCAAGAGTGCGAATGTAGAAGCGCGACATTGAGAGTTAAGGTAGCAGACAGGGATAATCAACAGTGTATATTTTGTAGCCAGCCCCTCAAGCTAAAGATATCACTAAGCTATCTTGACAGATCAGGGATACCGACTAGGAATGTAAGTGAGCGGATGGAATGAAAGATAAGGTAATGCACATACGAGAGCCTGAAGATGGTAACTATAAGAAGCTATTTGAAACAATGACAGCTAGTGGATATGCGACTAACGGCAAATTGTGGATTATTGATAAGGGAATAAAGATATGGCCTCACGGAAAATATTAAATCTATCCAGACGGTGAGGATAGGGCATTAGTTGACAGCTCACAGCATTGACAATCAAGCAGTAAAAGGAGAGTGAAATGAGCGACATATACAAGATTTTAAGAACTCTTAATAGCCTCAAAGCACTCGCTAATGGTAAACTATGGATGAGAGTGCAAAATATATTTATCGGCAGAGGCGTTGGCAGGATGTGGAGGCGGTAATGCTAGTTAAATGCAAAGTAAACGGCTTATCCAGAATGTATCAACCTCAAACCATAGGCCAGCTATTAAAGCGTTACCAAGACAACCCCGATCATGTCATACTAAACGGAGAGATAACTAAGGACTTCGATTACTTGATACGGGAGAAAGATAGCATTGATTGGCAAGGGGATAAGGGATGAAAGAAGAAACATATCCAGTTAGTTTAAAAACATATATTGAGGAATGTTCTGGTGAGTGTCATAGACCTTGTAGACCTATTGATCGACCTAGAATGAAGATAGATGGTAAAGAGGTATTTGTTAAGCAGAAGATAATTTATGCAAGTATTACCGACCACCCAACCAAGGAGTAGATGATGGCAGACATTTGAAGAAAATGAAAGGTTTAAAGTAGAATATAAAAAAGAACGTGTGTTTAAGCCTTATCAAATCATAGATAATGATTCTGATACTGATATAGATTTAGTAGATTCTTATGTGACTAAGGACGAAGCGTTGCTTAATAGAGATAGATTAAATAGAGTTTACACAGAGGGACTAATAACGGGCAGGCTTTAAGGGCTAACACTAAAGGAGTAGAGGGATGAAGTACAGAAAGAAACCAGTAACAATTGAAGCAGTTGAATTTACTGGAACTAACTATGACGAGTGTATTGAATTCTGCGAGAACTCGTATTGTCCAGACTCCCGTGAGGTAGGGTATCGAGACGAGAGCCTCATTATTAAGACTCTTGAAGGAGAAATGCTTTGCAATGTCGGAGACTTTATCATTAAAGGTGTTGAGGGTGAGTTTTATCCTTGCAAGCCAAGTGTCTTTGACAAAACTTATGTAGCCCTCTCCAACCAAAAGGAGAAGTCGTGAGTAAAGATGAACAAATAAGCTGGAGAGTACCGACACTATTAACACTAGAGTGTTTTCCAGGTAAACAATACTTAGATGAAAAATATCGTACTGAGCCGATACCTAAAGAGTTATTGAAGCCTGATTATTCAAGCGTTCCAATGGCTGAAGAAATGATAAAAGTTTGTAAGAAAAGACTTGAAAATAAGTTTGGAATTTCTTTTAAGGAAAAGTAGGGGTAATGGCTAACTATCTAAAGTTTTTGAAATCATATAATAAATTTATTGAGGGTTATAAGTTATTTCTGACTAACCAACCCTAACCGCTTTAAGGGAAAGGAGAGATTATGGATAGAAAGAGATTTATAAAAACGCTAGGCATAGGCGCTGTAGCTATATTTGTTATGCCTGTAGAGCTATTAGCGGAACGAACGCCAGCCATAGAAGAAGTCGCAACACAAGACAAGTGTGATTATTGTGATAAAGAAATAACTAAAGATTATTGCTTCATTAAGGAAGGTGGTGAAATATACCAAGTTCATTATGAACATAAAGGCAAAAAGGATTGCTTGTATGGACAGTGGGATAAATTAGGAGTAATTGTTGAAGAGAGCGTTTGGAGTGTCGAAATGGATACTAGCGGTAAGCATTTTGTATTCGAGTTGAGTAAAGACAACACTAAGGCTGAATGACCATGAATGAATGCTACTGCCTAAAGGAAAACGAAAGACCAATCAAATGCGGGGATAAATGCCCTAGAGTATTCGGCCTTGAGAATATGCTTAACAACCGAGAGATCATTGATAACATGGACGAAGAGGATATTGAGAAAGCTCAGATTGAATTCTTAAAACAGCTAGTGCCATGCCATCATCAGTATTGGGTTTAGATGAATAGGCGATTTGGGTTAGTGGTTATTTCATGTTTGCTAATTGATGTGGTGATAGGTTATTATATTTGCGATATTCTACTTAGGTGAATATGATAATCCTTAAACGTGAACAGCATAAGAATACGGAGTCAGTCGAAAGGCTGACTATTTTAATGGAAGGTATCAGATGGAATGTGTGATATCAAACGATGCTCTAGAGTTTCTACGGAGTACAGGAGTTCCGATAAAGGGAAGCAAGGTATACAACATCAAGATTGAACCCATTAACTTTGACGCTAAAGAAGATATCAAAACAATAGCAGGTAAGATTAAAACAAAGATGACAAGGGATGAACATGGTTCTGGTTGTATCTAAAGAGATTATGGACATTATAACGAGTCCGCCTAATGTCTAGGTTCCAAGGATTTCTTGAAGCAATAGGTATGTCCACCGTTTTGGAGGGCATGGGATTTGTTAAGGTTGATGAGGAAGCTGATAAAGCAGCCTCACTAGAGCGTATTCACGGGGCGATGGGGCCAGGAGAAGGATATGCGTTTGACCCTCAGAGATATCGAACATCGTTTAATAAGGGTAAGAGCGTAGAGCTAGCAGGACGGTTAAGCCCTCAGCAACTTAGAAAGCTATGCACTATCTATCCCATTGCAAGGGCTTGTATCAATTTAAGGTCATCTCAGATTACTCAATTAGATTATCGGATAATCAGCCGGACGGATGCTAAGAAGCAAGCACCGGAAGCTATTAGTAATTTCTTTAGAACAGGACTAGGCAGCGGGGAAAGGTTTAGGCACTGGATAGATAAGTGCTTAGAGGATTTAATGTGTTTAGATGCAGTGACGATTGAAAAGCAAAGACAGGTAAACGGAAAGATAGTAGCGTACCTACCTATTGATTCAGCCACAATAAGACGAGTAGTGACCGAGGCAGGCTTTACCCCTCAACCTCCTGATAACGCATATGAGCAGATTATCAGAGGCGAGAAGATAGCCGAGTGGACTAAAGAAGAAATGATATACGATATGTTGAACCCTAAGACTCACGGCCCTTATGGAACCGCACCGATGGAAAGTCTTATCTTAGTCGTAACAGGAGCATTAAAGGCAGATAGCTATAATCTCTCATTCCTAACAGAGGGCAACGTGCCAGAGGGCTTAATATTCCTTGATGAGTCAATCAGCAAAGACCCTGCTAAGCTAAAGCAATATCAAAACTGGTTCGATTTGTTTCAAGCGGGCGATCATAAGATGATGAGACGTTTAAAGATGATGCCTAAAGGTAATTACGTTCCCACCAAGAAACCCGAGGATATGGCATTTGAGGAATTTCAATTATGGCTACTTAGAAATACCTGTGCAATGTTCGGGGTTATGCCTGACGCTATCGGCTTTACAATGGACGTTAATAGGGCGCAGGGGCAACGTAACGAAAAACAAGGGGTAGATAAAGGACTTCTACCGCTGGCTAACTTCTTTAAGGAGATATTCGATGACATCCTTTTTGAGATGGGCGCAGGCGAATGGACATGGAAGTGGACTTCACTTGATATCAGGGATAGAGATATTGAATCTAAGATAGCTGCAAGGATGATACCGCTGGGAGCAATGAAGATAGGGGAATGGCGAGAGAAAGAGGAACTAGAGCCAGTTGATATACCTTTATTTATGAAGACAGCATCGGGGCCGGTATTCTTCGACGACCTAATCAATAATGGAAGTACAACAGTTTCAGGCTTAGACGCTCAGCGAGGGGAACTAGAGAAGTGGCAAAAGAAAGCTCTCAACGATTTCAATAGGGGAATGGTCAAGCGGGAATTCCAATCAGACGTTTTACCGAAAGAAATAATGATAGAGATACAAAACGACTTAAAGCGAGTAGATAATAAGTCAGATATCAAAGAACTGTTTAAACGCTTTCTAAGCTTAGATGGAAAGAAGTTAATGGCAAAGACCGACAATGATGTTATTCGTGTAGCAGAGGACTTGTATAGTTCACTGACACAGTACCAGCACGAGAGGGATACACCCTCGGTGGTCATGGTGGAGCAGAACAGAGAAGAATAGTAATGGCTAGACTAGGATTTACTAAAGAAGACGGATCAGGCGCTAGGGCTAAAGTTGATGCTCTCCTTAGTCTTTTTACATCAATAAAGGATTCTGTTTCAGGAAAGACCGTAGCGGTTAATAGTGCTAGACAATTATCTGTCGCTGACCCCCTCTTGGAAATATCAAGAGATAATGTAACAGGTCAATCGTCAGAGAATAAATTTGGTAGGAATATAGAGATTGATTCGGGCGTTACCGCCGATATATGGGACGGTGGACACACCGTAGCAAGTGGTGGTACTTCTCTTATCTGGGTAGCTCCTACGGCTGCTAGAATACATACCATAGCTTCTACAAGCGCCGCAGACGATACAGGCAGTACAGGGGCAAACTCAATAATTGTATCTTATCTTCCCGATTGGGATACGGCGGAAACTACCGAGACTGTCACAGGAGATTTAAACGCAGGAATAGCAATGAACAACGCTGCAGTTATGATAAACAGGATGGAAGTTATAATTCAATCAACTTCTACCATTATAAACGCTGGCGTGATAACAGCCACGGCTGCAACAGACTCAACAGTAACAGCCATCATAAGGGTAGGCCAAGGGCAAACACAAATGGCTATATATGGAGTCCCTTCTATCCAGAAGTTAAAGATGGGTAGGTTTTACGCAAATGTGAATAAGGCTGTAGGTGCAGCAGGACTTTTAGATATAACTCTACTTGCAAATACCGCACCGGATACGAACACCGTGCCGTTCATAACAAAACATACCTTTGGATTACAAACTGTCGGAACGTCAGCATTTACGATTCCTTACTACGGCCCAAAGAAGATAGATGGGCCATGTATCGTTAAGGTTCAGGCAGTCAGCGATACTAATGATATGGATGTGTCGGCAGGATTTGATTTTGTCGTAGTAGATAATTAAGGAGAAACATGGCAATCGTAAATACATTAAAAGGAACAGCACAAGACTTTACTGCTTCATGGGTAGACTATGGGCCAGTAGTGAGCAGTGACGGATTTGATAATATGACAATCTGGATAGATATAGACATAAACAATACTCAGGATGCTCGAATAAGAATATTAGCTATGCACATTAGCGGAGGCGATGAGTACGTTCATGCAATAGAGAAAACAACTCCGTCCGTAATAAATGTAGAAGACGAATATTTTGAGTTTACAACCGATGAAGATAAAAAACGAGTTCTCAAGATTGCGCTCGATGGTGTAATCCCTTGTGTGCAAGTTCAGATACAGGCAGGGACGGTTGGCGCAACGGCTGGTCAAATATTAGATTCTAAATATATATTGCAATAATATAGACAACTAGGAGATTAGATGAGTGACGGAGTACCTAAGAGATTCGATATAGGTTTAAAAATAACTCTAGCGACTGGCATGAACTTAGCCGGTCAATCTGGCGTATTCATCAGGTTTAAAAAGCCTAGTGGTACTGAGGGTCAATTTACCGCAACCATAGAAGACTCAGCGGTAGGGACCATCTCTTATACGACGACCTCTACATCAGACATAGACGAAGCAGGGGAATGGATATTTGCATCTCATGTCACGTTCACAGGTGGAAATGATCTTGAGGGTAACTGTATAAATCAAAACGTCAAGGATAGGTTGTAGGAGGTGAGATTATGAAAGATAGATTAGATGAATTCTTAGGAATGGATGGGATTCTTGAAGTCACCGTTCTGAATCGTAAAGGAACTAAGTCTCATTCTGTAATGAAGAATACTATCGTAACCGCTGGCAAGAATTGGGAAGCTGCTTATCTAGGTGATTCGCCTCCTGCTAATATGGGATGGATAGCCGTAGGAACGGGAACCACCGCAGCGGACGTAGCAGACACCGCATTAGAAACGGAACTAGATAGGAATACAGCGACTAGGGCGGTAGCTTTGAATGTAATCAGCTATTCAGGACTGTTTACCGCAGGAGAAGCGACGGGAGCTATTACAGAGTATGGCTTACTAAATGCTTCATCGGGTGGAACTATGTTTAGTAGAAGCGTTCAGTCAGTTAAAAACGTAGGTGCATCAGATAGCCTTCAGGTTGTTTGGCATCAGACGAAGGGATAGGTAATAAGATGGCTGATGAATTAAAAATTAAATATCCATTATCAGGATATACTACTTTAGAATCTAAATACGGTTTTGCTATAGCTTGCCGAGAGAAATTAAGACTAGAACATAATGCAAGGGGTGCAAAATATAAAGCAGGAACTATGACCAGAGAAGAATGGTCTAGTTATCTTGTAAACGAGTTTAATCCTAAAATGGCAAAGATATCAGAGGATGAGCCGAATCTTTTAGAACAGATAAGGGCTAAGTATATGCCTGATGTGGATACGAAAGAAATCTAATGGTACTGGAAAATTTTACAACCTATAACGAAGTAGATGGTGACGGTGATTTTACTATTACATCGTCAAAAATTGATGTAGTTACTATGGACAGAGGAGCGGTCAGTTACGTCAGTAAAGACTTTGGCGCTAGTCATTTCGGTGATTTTGAGCATCTCTTTGAGTTTTTTGCTAATTCATCAAGTGGTGACAACTGTCATTGTTGGGTAGGCGTTCAAGATACCGTAGGGACGGTTGAGGATTGGGTAAATGGGCTATCTTTTCTTTATACTCAATCCACTGGAGGCTTTGCGGACTTTTTCGCTTACAGGACAGTATCAGGAACAGATACAGCAGGCACTAGCGTTCGCCTTAGTAGAGACACTTTATACTATGGTAAATCCGTTAGGTCAAGCGGTACTATCACACATTCATTTTATACTGACTCAGACAGAACATCTTTAGCTGGTTCATGTTCACAAACAGGTGGACCGACAGGAGGATTAAGGTATTACGAGCCAATAGTTTCCAGAGAAGTTAATGGAGGCTCTTTATTATTCACGGGTTTTATACAGAACGTAGATTTGCAGGATGTAGCAGCAATCATATTCAATCAAGAGATAAACGAAACGCTTACGATTAGTGAGTTGTTTGGCACGATACCTACGTCGCTATTTAACGAAACTACTACTCTGTCAGAAACTCTTAAGATAATAGCTACGACCCTATTAGATGAGAGCACCACGTTAAGTGAAGAACTAATAACTAAGATGACAACCCTATTCGCTGAGACCTTATCTTTATCTGAGCTGCTAGATACTATCATTCCAGGAGAGGTGCAAGTAACGCTAAGTCAAGAAATAAACGAAGCTATTGCCTTAACTGAAAGTCTCATTACTTCTATCATATCTGTATTTTCAGAGACACTTGCACTTTCTGAGGTTCTTGAATCAGTCATTACTTCAACCCAGGCTTTGTTTTTTAAGAACGTTAGACTTAATTCCCATATAGCTAAAGAGATAACTCTTAATAGCCATCTAGTAGGCCACTGATGAGTGTTATCCAAACAGACTTGAAACTTTATAAGTGCACTAGTATTCCTACAGATGATTCTAGCATAGCAGGAGGAGCAATTACAGGAACTGAAGTTACTGCTCTTGGTGACCTATTTCCTTCTCTAGATGCTACTGCAAATGCTGACGGGGGTGCTGATAAAAATTACTATGCTAAGGTCTTCTATAAGAATGATAATGCTGACACCGACCTAACAAGTTCCAAGGTTTACATTAAGAACGCTTTAGATGACCCCTCAGGAGCTACGGTAATAACAATAGTTTCAGACAGTGCTAGCGATGACGGAACTAAGCAAGTCGCTATCTATGGTGAAGATGGCTCTAATAACGCCCTAGTCGAGAGAATAGCACTAGATGGGACTACGCCTGTAGTCGGTTCTACCTCATTTACTAAAGTATGGCGTGTTCAATTAGAATTACTTAATCAAAGGAATACATTGACGACCGCAGCGGGGCAGATAGACGTTAAGGAAAGCTCTACAATTTTGGGTAGCATGTCAATTGGAGATAGTTGGGCTACGGCAGAAATACAAATAGGCTTAGAAGCCTTGCTTGATGACACCAATACGACAACAAACAGATTGACAGCCCCAGGAGGAATTAGCTTTACTCGACCCAATAGCTTAGCAGAGGGCTTAGACGTTGCTAATTCAGGTGCTTTGTCTTTTGGTCACGAGCAAGGGATATGGATAAAAATGATTGTATCCAGCGGTATCGGTACGCTCCCAACCGCAGGAGAGATATTTGACATTGTTTTAAACGGCGTGTCTGGCGGTGGTGCTTAATGGCTTCCGCTATCTCCGAATTTGATAAAGAAAAGATAGGTACTTTTGATACGACAATATCAGGCACGACAGTTTCAGGTACTTTATCAGAGTTTACAGTTCCCATAAGAATAAACTCAACAACATGGCCTACTTCCGCAGAGAGAGATAACTTTTTCGGGTCTTGGAACGTGAGCGGCATGATGTGTCAATTCTTTGACCCAAACAGATATAAAGAATTATCTTTTGAAGTCGAATACTTCGATGCTCCAAGCGAAACGGCTTTATACCACTTAAAACCTTTAGAAATAAAAGGTGATGTGGTCGCTAGTGGTTTTATCTTAGCTTACATGAACTCAGGAGGAACTAGCCCTAATCCTATTCAGGTAGATAATAAGAATGGTTCTTGGGATGAGCATTGCAGGATGGTTCAGCACCTTGGAGATAACTCATTTTCTGGAAGTACGGCTATAGACTCTACAGCAAGCGGTATGGATTTAACAGACAATGGAACTGCGGATATAGCAGGGATAGCTAGAAGAGGCAGAGAATTTGATGTATATACTGATAATTTAATTACGTCAGCGCCAATAAGGTATGAAACAAATGGTTTTACTTTAGAAATGTTTTTAAATTTTGACGCTATGGGCAGCGATGATATGTATTTATTTTTTGCTGACGCTGGAGGAGCCACAGAAACTTATTCATTTAGAGTTTTGAACTCTGACAACAAGTTAATATTCTTTCTGCGTGATAGTGACAATAATACAATATTCAGAAAGAGCAATGCTGTGTTAAGTGCTGGAATCACTTATCATGTTGCAGCTGTATTCGAAAGAAACCTTAGAACTTGTCATATATATATAAATGGAGCTTTAGATGAGGATACAGTAACAAGCTCTCTAACAACACAAACAACAGCTGTAGTTAATCCCTTAGGAAATGTAAAGATAAGCAACACGCCGACATCCGTTGAAGGCAGGGGGATAGATGGCTGGGTTGATGAGATAAGAATTAGCGACACTCCGAGAACTCAACACTGGTTGAATTTAACTAATTACTCTTTTCGAAATGATGATTGGATAGAGTGGGGGGCAGAACAAACCCCAACTGAAGGGGGAGACCCTTTTTTAAAAGATGAGTATTGGGATGATTACAATATTCAATCAAGAGACTCTAACCTTGCTATAAAAATAAAAGAGCCTACTAGCCGTACATTAACGCTAAGCCCAAGAGGGTCGGGCTTTCCCGATAAATACAGAGTTTCGTATAATGCTCCTATCAGGGAGGCTGATGGAAAGTTTAGATTATGGGTAAACGGCTCAGACAATCAAGAAACATTGCCAGGTGGATTAGGATATAGGGCTGTTCTTTACTTTGAGTCGGATGATGGAGAAATCTGGACAGCTCCCGATCTAAAAGCTGACGGCGATTATTTAGGTAGAACTAGAACTGAAGACATGACATTTAATTCGTCAGCTAATAATAATATTGTTTGGCTCCCTACAGCTGAATCACCAAAGGGATTGAATAGACTTTATGTCACCAGAGATGATGATGAAGCCGACTCTGATAAAAGATATAAGATAATGATAGGTGGATTGCTTGTTTCTCATTCAGCTCAAAACTATTTTTCAGCTGATGGAATAAATTGGACTTTTGGCCCTGACAATCCTCAATATATAAACGGGGAACGACCAGACCCTAGTCCTGAGGGGACTGGAGAAGACTTCACAACGATAGCTAAGAATGAATTGACAGGTGAATGGGAAGCTTATAACCAACTTACACAAAGTCCTGACGATGGGAAAAGATATTGGGGTGCTGCCATATCCAAGGATGATTTTGATACGTTTCAAGTAATAGACGACATACCTAATGACTTTGACGGGCATTCTCATGGCGGTTTATTTATTTATAGGAATGGAGTTAGGATATGGTTTACGGAAGATTGGCAGTTTATTCCTGTTAACAACAGAACAGTTATAGGTGTAAAAGTTAAAAGCAGCAGGACTATGCACAACCTTAACTATATTGAAGATTTATATATACTTCCATTAGGTGACCCAGGAGATGGTGATGAAGGATTCATATTAGCTCCAGGCGGGTTAACTTTCAAGAATGAAACTAAAGAACACTGGCTTTACTATGGAGGCATGCCAGTAGACCAAACAGACGTGGGTTGGCCTACAACAATCGGCAAGGTGTTTATAGCTAAGTGGCCTGTTGATGGATTTACCCAATTAGAATTAACGAGCGGAACTACGGCGACATTAGTTACAGAACCGATTGGTGATACATTAAGAGGGGATAAATCTTTATGGCTAAACTATACAGCTGGCGGGGGAGAGAATATAAAGGCGGAGTTGCTAGCTTTAGACGGAACGCCATTAACGAATTATACACTTGCGGACGCAGACGCTTTAACAGGTGAAGATTTTGACGCTGAAGTTACTTGGAACGGATCACCCCTTATTAACTTAACTCAGAACTTTAAAATTAAGTTTTATTTCACGGGGGCTGGCGTTCAATTAAGGAGCAGAAACTTTAAAGATAGCGGTACGGTGGAGCAATCAAAAGACGTTATATTTGATTATCAAGGAATAGTAGGCAGCGGAAAAGCCTTAATAGATGGGTTTCAATCCCCGTTAACAGAAAGTATACTGGTGAGATAATGAAAACATTGATACTAGATTTATACCCTACGAACATACCCTTCGTCATACAAACAACAGATGCAACGGGGGACAAGACTAATCCTAGTGCGGATAACTTAATTGTCTACGAAGAGGGAGGGGCAGATACTTCTTTTGACTCTACCGAGATAACAGGTTCGCCATTTGACCCCGCTCAAGTTAATTCTAAGACAGGTTTATGGGGTGTGATGATACCTAAGTCGGCTTTTACGTCAGGACGCTTTTATATCGCTCTGTGGGAAGTAACGGTAGATAGTGTAACGACTGCTAAGAAGGAAATATATTTTGCTGTTGACGCAGCAGACTTTAAAGCGACCGCAGCCCCGACCGCAGCCGCAAACGCTGATGCTGTATTAGATGAGTTAGTAACTGAACATCTTGTAACCGACTCGCTCAGTGTCGTACTTCAATCAGCCAATAACTTAGCAACTACAATATCAGGTTCGGTATATCAATTTCAAAAGAATACGGCTAGAGCTGGATTTCCATTTCCAATACTGACCGCAGCCGGTGAGCTTGTAACAGGCGCAACGGTAGCAGTAGAACTTACTAAGGATGGGGCTGCTTTTGGTGCAGGCGATAACTCGATAAGCGAGATTAGCGATGGTTGGTATAGTTATGACTTCTCATCAGACGACGTAAACGCTAACAACATAGGATTTAAAGGAGTGCCGACAGGGGGAAGCGCAACTGGTATAGCAACGAACTTTACCATAGTAACGCAACCGTAGATGTTTAATTGGGGATTGTTACAGAAATACATATCTAAGAGCGTAAATTTTTGGGGCGGTAGTCAAGCTGTGTCTGCTCCTGTTGTTATTGGAGAGATAACTCTTAATTCCCATATAGCAACGGCACTTAGCTTAAACTCTCATCTAGCAAAGGAGATATCACTTGTCAGTCACATTGATTGAGAACTTAGGAGAGATTAGACGCTCATCGTTAAAAGTCCTTCTAGTTGCCCGTAGAGAGAACCCCACCCTTGATGTGATAGAAGGTACCCCAAAGTATAGAAGGTTCCTTAGTAGGCTACTAGGAGCCTTTAAGCAACAGATTAGAGAGCTGACTAAGAATCAAGCCTTCATAGCTGCTTTGAATGACGGGGATATAGGCTCGATAGGTAGGCTTATGAAACCTTTAGACTTCTTTTTCCCCATCGAAGAATTTGAAGCCTTTTTAATATGGGCTGCGGAGTTCGGCACGATATCGGCAAGAGATAAGATAATAATAACCCAACAGACAAATAGACTGGAACGCATAAAGGTTGACTCCTCGGAGGGTTTTGTATCTAAAGAGGCTGTCACCCTAATTAGGCAGAGAAGCCCTATATCATACGGCGAGATGGATGAGAGTACCCTTAAGCAAATCAGTGGAGTAATCGCTAGGGGCTTTAGAGATGGACTAAACACCGATGATACAGTTACTAATCTGACTAGAAAGTGGAGTACCTTATCGGCTCACAAAGCTGATGTGATGGTAAGGACTGAGATAGCTTTTGCGGTATCGGCAAGTGAGAATTCACAATTTAAGGATTTGGGTGTAATTGCAACCACTTTTACAACTGTTGGCGACGACAGGGTGTGTCCCGTGTGTTTTCCTCTTGATGGTACGACCATACAAATAAATGGAAAGTTTCCTGTTGAGGGTGGTTTTGGTAATCAAGAATTTCCACCCTTGCATTTCTTATGTTATGACGACAAAACAGAACTTTATACAGACGAAGGCTGGAAAGATTTTAGCGATTTAAAAGGAAACGAAAAAGTTTTAAGCCTTAATCCTGAAACATTTGAACTTGAATGGCAACCATATATTCGTCAAGTCAGATATTCATACAAAGGAAAGATGATTAGCTTTAAAAGTAGAGGCTTGAACTTACTAGTCACGCCAGACCATCAGATGTTTGTTGGCGCAAGAGTTGATAGGGGTAAAAAAGGGCGTAACGTAGAATGGGATTTTGTTAAGGCTCAAGAGCTAATGGAAAAAGTAGAATTTAGAATACCTCGAACAGGAAAATGGACAGGTAAAAGTCGAAAGTCAATAAATATAAATGGCTTAAAAATAGATGCAAAGACCTTTTGTTATTTTATGGGATATTATTTAAGTGAAGGTTCGACGGTCAAAAGAGGCGACAACTGGTATCAGACAAGCATACATCAGCAAGGCGATGAAGGCCGAGATTATATATATGAGCATATTAAAGAGATGCCAGTTAAAGTTAATAGAGGCGTAGATAAAATATATATAAATAATGTTCAATTAGGAAAGTATCTAAAACAATTCGGTAAGAGTTTTGAAAAGTTTGTACCTAAAGAGATAAAAGAACTTGATAAAGATTTAATCGGTATATTCTTAGATGCTTACTGTTATGGTGACGGCTATACAGCAACAGCCAAATGGTCAGAAAAGAACTTAGTTTCTACGGCTAGGCGTTATTTTACTAGCAGTAAGAAAATGGCAGAGGATATAGGTGAGCTGCTTTTAAAGTTCGGTAAACATCCATCATTTCGTTGCGATCCGACTAAAGGCAAGGAGCAGAAGTTTAGTAACGGAACTTATATTATCAACCACGACACATGGGTTGTTTTTGAATGTCATTCTAAGACGGCAATTGGAGGCAAGGATGCAAGTCACGGTGTTGTAACTGAAGAGGTTGATTATGATGGCGAGGTTTTTTGTATAGAACTTCCCAAAAATCATGTGTTCTGGGTTAGGAGAAATGGTCAAACGGCGTTCTCTGGTAATTGCAGATGCTACACCATGCCAGTATTCCAAGATATCAGCGTAGACATCCTAGACCTACCCGCAGGGCCGAAGCCTAAGAGCTTTATAACCCCATCCAAGCTAAGGAAACCTAAGAAGCCAGCACCGACCAAAGAGCTTCAATCAGTACCAGTCGAGGCAGGGGTGACAGGAGAACCGCCAAGTGATAATATATAGTAATCGGAGCAAAGGAGCAGCATGGATGATAAGGTTCTAAGGATTGTTACGAGTTGGGGAAGCTGGTTAATGACAGGTTTAGCCATAGCCCTTCTTTCTACCAAAAGTTATGACCAAGCAATATTTACGATGCTATTAGCTATATGGTTTCAGCTAAGGAGCAATAGATGGAGCAACTAACCACCGCCCTATGTGTACCCGTAAGAGGCCAGCTAAACGAGACTAAGGGCGTTCACGGCCTGTTTAACGACTACTTCATGGGAAAGGTTTACATAGCCGACTCCCTACCTACCTCTGAATCAGAGAACTTCTTTAGGAAGCTATACGGGCGGCGGTTAAAGTATCTGTCTATGGAAGGTTCGTTTATCCTTAACCAGCTTAATTCAATGTGGAAAGAGGCCAGCGAGGATATAGTTATCTATACCCATAACGATGTTTACTTATATGGCGATTGGGAAACTCAGGTTAAAGACGCTTTCGCTAACCCCGAAGTAGGATTTGTAGCAGCTATCGGAATGAGGGGAACGCTAGCCGGTGGCGGTCGCTTAGATATTATGAGCAATATGTTGGAGGCAGAGGTTCACGGTAGACGTTCCACGAAAGAGGAATTTATAACTCATGGGGATGGATTCTTTCTAGCGTTTAGGCGTAAGGCTCTGTTTGATGTAGGGGGATTTGATGATAAAGACTATGTAAGATTCCACGGTTGGGATCGAAACATTGCCATGCAGATGATTGAAGCAGGCTTTAAAGGAAAGTATGTACCTATCTCATGCCATCACAGAAGCGGAGTAACAGCTTGCGGAAATGAATATCAAAACGCCGTTAATGAGATACGAGGAATTTCTGAGGGTGGAGACAAGCTAGATCACGACCATAACATGTATGAAGTGTTTAATAAGAAGTGGGGCGACAAGCTACCCATTATGGTAGACGAAGAGGGCAATTTAATGGAAGGGCCGAGTCAATGGGGCGATTTCAAGAATTGGCACAAAAAGAATGACTAATCTTTTCGATGCTTTAAGCCATGACAAGGGTGACAGAGCCATTGTAGGTTATCGAGGCTATTATTAAAAACATCCCCATCCATATGATGACAAACTATTTCCCGATGACGTGACTTTTGGAGGCCACAATCGACGCAGACATGAGGGCGATGCTTGGCGAGAAGATATCTAGCTATACCTCTCGATGTATTTTTCTTTCTTTCCTCAGCGTTCATCGGAGGCAAGGGGTTTCTCTTTCTGATAGCTTTCATTCTTGCATTGTTCTCTTTTTTGTGACTTTCATTATATTTGCGCCAGATAACTTTACGTCTTTCGGGGTTGTTGGCTGCCCAATGTTTGTCATTGCAGGGCTTAGAGCAATATTTTTTAATGGAGTAAACACTTTCAATGGGTTCGCCGCATTGAAGGCAGTTACTATGATGAACTTTAGAGGGTTGCTTATTCATAGTAACTATCATATTATAGTTATGACAGTTAGTCAATAAAGGAGCAGTAGCATGAAGTTTGAGAGAAAAAGCGGAACAGTTGAAGCGGTACGATTAAATCAAGACATATCTTTTCCTGAAGTTGTCTTTAACGGAAATGGGGAGCCATTCCACCGAACCGGACTAGCAGGCAATTGGTTAGTTATAGATGATGAGCTTGGATGCCAGTTTATTTATACAGACGATGAGTTCACAAGGCTTCATAAGAAACTTAAGGAAGCCAAGTGAAAACCTTTGAAGAAATATGGAGCTTATCAGAAACCATAACAGGGGCTTTTGACAAGAGAGAAGCGGAAGCGGTTTATAACACTGTCAAGGATTTAGGCGAGGATAACTGCGTAGTCGAAATAGGTTCTTATCTTGGTCGCTCATCATCAGTAATCGGTCAGGTTGCTAAAGATAAGGGATTTATATTCTATTGTATTGACCCTTTTGTTGAAACGGCTATTAAAGATTTTATGGCTAATATGTTGAGGGTTAATGCTGGCTATGTCCTTTTCAATAAAACCTCTGTCGCTGCTAATGTCGATTGGAAAAACGGCACTTACCCTAAGATTGATTTCCTACTTGTAGACGGTGGACACCATTACCCCGAAGTTAGAAATGATTGCCTGCTATGGCTACCCCTTTTAGTTGACGGTGGTACGGTTGCTTTCCATGACTATCAATCCTCTTGGCATGGTGTTAAGAAAGCTGTTGATAAGTATGTCACGGGCAGCTTTGGATATAACGAGACAGTTGTTTCCATGAAGATGTTTAGGAAATATAATGACTAGCCCCCTAGTAACCGTATTCACTCTAAGCTATAACAAGCCTGACTATGTGGGTGAAGCTATTGTCTCGGTATTGAATCAGACGTTTAAGGACTTTGAGTATGTCATTGTTGAGAACTCAACCGATAAGATAACTAGAAAGATAGTTCGTTGGTACGATGATGACCCACGAATAGAAATAATTGACAAAGACTTTGAGCAGCAAATAAGAGCTAGCTTTAATATTGAGAGCATTATAAAGAACGTCAACTATTCGTCAGCTAACGGCAAGTACATCTTATTCCTAGCCGACGACGACATATTAAAACCTAATTGCCTAGAAGAACATATCAAAGACTTTCAAGCCCACGAAAAGCACAGGGCTAACTATCACAGCGTCGAGTGTCAGTTCGCTAACGGCGTGGATACCTTACTCAAAGCAGAGGCGACATTTAATAAGGAATATAAACCCTATTGCAAAACGGATGGGGGAGCAGTCATGTTTGAAACCTCGTTATTTGACAAGCTCTTTTTCGATACCGACCTTAAGAACGCAGCGGAGAGTGACGGCCTTTTCTTAAATCAATTAGTAGAACTAACCGACATCCACCCAATAGATAAAGTCCTATCAATTAAACGGATAACACCTATATCAAATTACAATAAGAGTGAGGGGAATAGATGGCAAAAGTAGGAATCATATTACCAAGCTTTGAGAAACCCATGTTTGTACTGGACGCTATCAACTCAGTTATCAATCAGACGTTTCAAGATTGGGAATTGCTGATAGTTGAGAACTCGAAGAATAAAAAGGTATGCGAAGTAATTGAAAAGTCCATAGAAGATAGACGTGTAGTCCTAGACTATCGCAATATGGATAACCATAGAAACCTAGACCAATATCCAACGTCGGTTATCGTGAATGAATGTTATCGTAATATATTCTTAACTGACATCGAATATCTCTTCTACCTAAGCGACGACGACACACTAGAGCCTGAATGTTTAGAGGAACTAGTTAAGGTATTAGACCAAGGCCATGATGTTTCCTACTGTGCTATCAAGCACTGGACGCAGCAGGAGGCCGGAGGATTCATTGAGAGCCACGATCAGCAAGTAGATAAGCTAAGAGGTATCCAAGAGATAGGGAGTCCCGTAGATTGCATATTCGATGGCGGTCAAATTCTCTTTAGGCGAAACTGTTTACACGAATTAGAGCAACCCTACTATCCAGAAAAGGGAGAACATACAAGCCACTGTGACGGCGTGTTTATGACTAAGTTAATTAGCAAGTTCGCTTGGCATCCAGTAGCGAGCAATAAACCTCTAGTGAATCATCGGAGAACTAAATTATCGGTATGGAGGAATAACCGTGTTTGAGCGAATAGTGTTTCTAGGTGGCAAGGATATAGGGTGTAAGATATTAGAACACCTACTTTTAATGGGTGAGCCTGTTAAGGGAGTAGTTCCAAACAAAGCTGATTGGCCTCCCCATAATTATCCTCCAATCCTTAGAAACCTATCTGAATCAGTCCATTGGTGTCATGGAGAAAATGATTTCGATTTTATCAAATCCCTTGAACCCGATATAATCATAGTCGCCTACTACGACGGCATCTTACCAAAAGAAATTATCGACCTACCGAAACATGGCTGCATCAATATCCACCTAGCCGACGCTGAAAAGTATAGAGGCTGCTACCCAACTGTCCATGCCATTATGAATGGTGATAAAGAATACGGCGTTACAATTCATAAGATAGACGAGGGGATAGACACGGGGGATATTTATGTTAAATGGAATTTCCCCATCGATGAAGGTGTGAACGGCAAGGAGCTATACGACAAAGCCACGCACATAGGGTTTAGGTGCTTCCAATACTTTTGGGATGTCTTTAAAGAAGGAATGATAGCACCTAGAAAGCAAGCCAACGGAACAGCAATCCACCATAAAAGGGAACTGCCATCGAAAGAAATAGAGGTAAGAGGTAACGATAAACGAAAGATACTAGCCCTAGACTTTCAACCGCATGAGCCTTGTTACGTTCAAATAGGAAAAAGGAGGTATCACCTAATTGAGGATACCACTATTAAAGCCTAAATACTTTCCCGAGATAACAGAGGAAATCGAAGCTGTCTTAAAAAGTGGATGGTGGGGTATGGGTAGCATGGTCGAACTATTTGAAGATGAGTTTGTTAAGTTCTTAAATAACAGAGGCCATAATATCAAGTATGCTGTTGCTGTAAATAGTGGAACGGCAGCATTGCATCTAGCATTAAAGGAAAGAGCAGCGGGAAGAAGTGTAGAGCATGGCAATATAGTAGTTCCTGCTTTCACGTTCGCTTCTACGGCTATGGTCGGTCTATACGAGGGTTACGACATACGCTTTGCAGATATCAACCCTAAAACGTATTGTATGGATTTAGAACATGCTCAATCTTTGATAGATGAAAACACCGTAGCGGTAATCCCTGTCAACTTTGCTGGACGTACTTATCATTGTGACGAGAAGTACCGCAGCTTTATTATCGAGGATTGCGCTCACTCCCTAGATATCGCCTCAAAAGTATCTCAATATCAAGCATGGTCTTTTCACGCTGTTAAGCCTATCCCTTGCGGTGACGGTGGAATGATAACAATTAAGAATAATGATGTAGCCTACGAGCGATTAAAGAAATTACGCTGGCTAGGGATTGACAAGGATACTCACGCTAGAGAGAACCGAGGGTATAACTGGGAATATGATATCGGCATGGTTGGATTCAAATACCACATGAATGATTTAACCGCAGCAATCGGATTAGTTCAGTTGAAGCACGCTAACGAAACAAGCGCAGGTAGGGCAGTAATTGCCAATAGATACGATCAGGCTTTCGGTGACGATGAAGAAATCAAGTTACCCCCATTATCAAGATCGTGGCACTTATACGTTATCCAGATGCTACACGGCGATAGAGATGAGTTTATAGAGCACATGAGGTCTAACGGTATCTCGGTAGGAGTTCACTATAAACCGCTTAATCATTACTCAATATTTCCTGACGCTGATTTACCGCATACCGAAGCAGCTTATAAAAGGATAGTGAGTTTACCTATCTATGCAGGTTTGCAAGAGAGCGAGCAGGAATTTATAATACAGAAAACTAGGGAGTGGCTAAAGAGGAGCAGCTAATGAATGAGAATGAGGAAGTATCACAAGACAATCGCACCGATGAAGAAAAGTTTACTTGGAAAATAGTAACCATGATTGGCAGTATCTTTAGAAAAGAACTTGATGAATATTACAAAGACGGATATCCCGATAGAGGCGTTGAGAAAGAGCGAGATATTATCAAATTAGTTAAAGACTTTTATATAGATCAGGTATTAGACGATACTGAAACATATACAACGAAGCCACCGGAAGAATATAGGGATAGCTTAGCTTGGTCGCAAGGATATGTAGAGGGAAGAGATGAAATAATACATCTTCTTGAAAAGAAAAAGGAACCTGTCGTTAGTCCGTTTGATAAAGTAATGAGCTTGTTAATTTTACGGAGCTTTAAGAGTTGGGATAAAGAAATATTAGGCGACTTTGCGACATCAGGCATGATAAACAGCAAAGAAGATGAGATTATTGCGGAGTGGGCTATCAATACAGCAATAGATAATATAGCTAAAAAAATAAGAGCAATGGAGGAAGAATCAAAACCGCAATAGTAGCCATATACAACTATAACCAAGTCGGTCAGGAGGCTTGGCTGTGTCATGGAAGCGGCATGACCTACACGGCAGCGAAACAGGCTGGATGTGACGTAACCCTAATCGACATGAAATCCTTATCCAACTATGCAGAACTGATTAAAAGCTTAGCAGGATATGACCTAGTAGCGTTTGGATTAAAGAGCGCATCGTATCGCATAGGTGAGGAAGTAATTAAGGCAGCAAAAGAGGTAGGGGCTAAAGTTTTAGTAGGTGGTATCCATACCGCTGCTTGTCCGAGTGATTTAGTTGATAATCCTGATATTGATTATGTCTATTACGGCGAGAGCGAGATAACGTTTCCTAAATTCTTAAAGAACCCCGATGATTATGGTCGAGAGATACGAGGGGAGAAGCCAGAGAACTTAGATGACTTACCTTTTATGGATAGGTCGATATTTAGGGAAGCGGTCGAGGATGCTTGCGGATGGTGTGGTCATACTACCCTAGTTTCTGCTATTGCAGCTCGTGGATGCCAATTTAATTGCGCCTTTTGTATGCCTGCCGAGAAGGTACACTTTGGAAAGAAAGTCAGACGGCGATCAGTCGATAACTTCATTGAAGAATTATTGCAGCTAAAAGAAACTTATAACCCTGAGATGTTAATAATCTATGATGACACCTTTTTGCATCAGCCTCCGTGGATAGAAGAATTTATAGAGAAGTACCCCAAAGTAGGCATTCCTTTCTTCGCCTCAGCAAGGGCAGATGGCATTTGTAGATTTCCCCATTTATTAAAAGGCTTGATAGATGTAGGATTAGAGTTGTTATCGGTAGGCTTTGAGTCAGGGAGCCAGCGAGTATTGGACATTTTAGAAAAAGGGACTACGGTAGAACAGAATTATGAGGCTGCCAGATATGCCAGAGAATACAACGTAAGGGCAATCTATGGTAATTATATGCTAGGTATCCCAACAGAGACTAAAGATGAAGTGAGGGCAACTGTGGCAATGGCTAAAACTATAGACGCAGAGCTTAATAGTTGGGCTTTCTTTAGTCCGTATGCTGGTAATAAGTTAGGGGATAAGTGTATCAATGAGGGACTGTCGTTAATGAACCGGCATGAACAGCACAGATATCCGAACGCACCGAAAATAAAAGGCGTGGACTATGACTTTTTACATAATGCCATAGCAGGGAAGGTATAGGAGGAGCAGAATGGATGCACAAACGATTTTTGATAATGCGATTGTAGCTCAGAGAGCCGAGGAAATGAAGACATCAGAACAATTAACTCTAGGTGAATTGATTATGAGTTTAGAGAAATGTCAGCAAGGGGCTGATATCAGCTTTGATTTTGAACACGCAAGACCAACAGACCTTACAAGCTACAGAGGAAATTACAGAGAACTAGCTATATGCTTTGATTTTGATACAGAATTTTTAAAAGTGTCTAAATTTGTCGATATGTTAAAAGAGGCTATTGGAAAAACATATCAAGGCTGGAAAGGTGGCGATTTTCTAATGGGGAAAACTACACCAATGTGGGCTGCGAATAGTGGCAGCTGTGGACAGACAGCAATCATAGAGGTTGTAGACGATGAACTTGAGGTCATGTTAGTAACAAAAAGGTTAGGATACTAATGGACAAACAAGACTTTAACCGCAAAGAGAAAGACGCACCCTTTAACAGGGCTACCCCTACTAAGATAGTAGATACTAAAATACTTCCAAGCGGTGAGGTAGTTAATAAGTGGCAAGATGGATTATGGAGAAACGATAACGGGACTATTGTTACGGTGGCTGAAAAGGAGCAGAAATGACAAAAACGTTTAACGGAGAACACTATCTAATAACTACGGACGATTGGTTTTATGCGCCAGATGGACAGAGTTATAAAGCAGTATGGGGTAAGGCACAGATTAGCAGCGATGAGGAAGTGTTAGGCTTCAAAGGGAGAGCGTCGGCAGCTAATTGGTTTTTAACAGTTACGGGAGATAAAACAAACTGCCCTT